GTTGGATGATGCTTTTGCCCCGATCAGCCTAATCCAAATGGACGGCAATAAAGCCGAACGGAAGGCCGGTATATCCCCATTGGTGGCGCCAAAACTGTCGCCATCCAAACTGTCAGAATACCAGCTCTCGTTCATTTGGAAGCAGGCAGGCCAGACGGATGCTTCCACGTCTGGGTTCATGCCGGTATGCCATCCAAAGGATGATCCCTGGAGGCTGCCGAGATTACTGTTGTACAAGCTGGTAAAAGAACCATACTGTGGTACAACATCGAAGTCATAAGATTGGAGACCTTGCGGTTTCCAATACGCCGTGAAGGATTCCGAAACTCGATAGTTTTCGGCTTGATCAACACTACTGAGCGACGTAAACGAAGCCAGCTGTGATTCACCGGAGCCATTGAGCTCTGGGATTAGCGTACCATCCATGCGTGCGACAACGACTTCACCGCTATCATCGAGTGTGGCACCCACGTACTCATACAAAATTCCCATAGAGACGGGACGTGCCGAGCTCATATGGTCAAACCATGTAAGATCACTCCCGCTCACGACGTTGGAGAGGGTCGGTTCGACGGCGTCGTCGAAGGTTCCGTTGGCTGCGATGGGCATTTCAACGGCACCATTTGAGATCGCCGGGACAATCCCAAGACAAAAGGTGCCGTGGGCGTCTGTCGTGATAGAGTAGACGGTTTGGGACCGGAGGGTGACTGTTTCGATGACAGTTTGGTCCGGTATTTGTGCTGGTGGAGCACCAAACGGATCCGCAACTGATGCGAGGTACGCGTTCGTGGTACGTTGGCCACCAGCCTGTGGATAGCGAGAGACTTTTGCGAGTCCGCGACGGGCAAGGGGCCCGGGGATGGGGGGGGGCGTGGGGATGGCGCGCCTTGGTTGTTGCCTCTTTTTGTTCCCTTTTGATTTGTTTTTGTTTGCCATGTCATCAAACACTGGTATCGATATACACTGTGGTTGTATTGGATCCGGGACCACACCCAGACTGTTCATTATATAACCGTGGGAGCCGTGCAGTCGTTCGGCATTTTGTTTAGCACGTAAGTATTTACGCTTGTGTGCTAGAGCTAGACCATCTACTCTAGTCACTGAACCTGTCGGTATGTCTTGAATTGTTGCTGCTGTCCACCATGGGGTGGCGCTAACACAACACACACTTTCACCCAGCAAGCACTTAGCAACGTTTTGGTCCTGGCCTCGTTGAAGGTCCGTTATATAACCCAATGGTGGATTTACGTGACACGTGGCACGGCATGCCCAGCATGCTGGTTAGCGCAAGTAGGTGCGCTTGCCCTCCCGTCATCGCACGGGGTGACTAGGTCTCATAGGTTTGGCTACCGCGCCCAGGAACTGGACGGCTGGCTGCGACCGGTAATGCTCTTCCAGTAGCAACTGCCGTGCCGGGGAAATCCCCCAGGCTATGGCATAGGTAACTCGGGACATACATGTGGGTTCCGACACCACAGTGTCCATTCGCGCCGCAAGGATGTGGGCGCCGGTGTAATCACCAGCAAACGGGTCGCCCTTGGCGACCCGACCCACTCCACTGCCTAACTTTGGGTAGAGAACCCAGCCGAGGGGCAAATCCCCGGCTAGGCAAACTCCACAATCGGAATTAGCCTTGCGGTACGTATCAAACAACGTCTTCGTAGAACAATCGCGGATGGAGAGAAGATCCTTGTCCAGTCCTGCCGGTCCGCGATCCATGCGACAGCCCTCAGGTCCGGGCTTCGTTTGTATGGGGCGTGTTTGACAGAACTCTATTTGGTTGAACTCATAACAGGGTGGGTCAGATACGATGCTAAAGCCCTGACGGACGAACCAATGCTCGAGCGAAGTCTGCGCTCGAACAAGGTCACGCCGCTCCATTATTAAATAACAATCATCTCCGTTATTCATAAAGGAATAGGACCTCTGAGAGAAACCGCTTGCGCGCATGTAACGATACACGGCATGGCACATTAGGAGGCAATTGCCCATCCCAGTGTTCATGTCGCCAGACATGCGATTGCCGCGCACCCCATACTTAATCACTCCGTCAGGGCCATAAAAGGCACCACGATTGTCCAACTGCATCTTGAGTAAGCGGGCCAACTCAGGATCGTTGTTATAGAAGCGATTGTATATGGAGTGCTCCCAGCGGAGAGCCTCGACGCTGACGTGCTGGTCGAAGCGGCTGACATCTAGACCCAGTCCAACTGGGTCAGCAAATCTATGCCACTTATCGTACACGTGAGCGCCTAACTCCTTAGCATTGTACCCTTTCATAACCACTACCTCGCCAAATATGCGATTGATAGCTCCGAAGAGTATTTTCTCTAGTCGTTTGAGGTAGATCCCAACAGCCAAATTGTACATTGGGTCTCTTGGCTGTATGGCGCGGGGATCACCGCCAATTTTGACTTTCTTCTCTGCCTTAACAAACATCTTTATGCGTGAACAGCGCACAGGTGGGCGCGATGAATAGCGCTCATACTCAACGCGCGCCTTCTCGTACACGGTATTCTTACGGCCGGCATAACACGCCACGAATTCGTGGGGCGTAAGGAGCGACGGCGGCATGACCCTTGAAAGGTCCTTCATACCTGACAGCAGACGGCGGGCGAATTTCTGGTTATATTCTTCCCAGATGCTATTAGTGTAGGGGAGGTCAGGGTCGACAAACCGGGGCCTTGGTGCAGTATGTTCACCAAAGATCTCACGCCATGGGAGCATCTCCTTTGGCCTTCGAAAAACCCTCGTTATCAACGACTTCCTCGCATTGTCAAAATTGTTTTCATCTACCTCGGCAGACTCCACGCTACGCGCATCCATTAGCGTGTAGAGTCGCCTTCGTGACCTGGGCTTGCCACAACGTCGTTCACTGGAGATCCAACATCCCGGTCTGCCCTCTACCGCGCTATCTGGTAGAGTGCATTCGCCGGAAACTCCATGAACGTACGTTGGCCAGCCCTAGAGACCGTTGGCCTGAGGCTTCACTAGGCCTTGATAGGCCTCCACGCGGGAACGGTTCTCATTAGATGAGGCAACCTGTTGTACCCACATGTCGTCATAACTGACGGTGAAGTATAGATTCGTGGCCAATTTGAGCACCAGGGCTAAGTCTACATGGCGCGTATTCCTAGTAATAGGTACGCGCCTGCGCAACTCAGCCCCGCGCCGCTCACGCAATTCCTCTGCCCCTTCATAGGTGGTAGTGGCGCTGTGAAAGGCGACAAGCTCCTTCTTATCATCCTCAATCAATCGAGAAATCCGGTTGGCTACATAAGCGCGCTCGGCAGCATCAGGCATTACAGTCTCTCGTGGGTACTTGAGCTGCGCCACCGAGGCGTAATGTGCGGCAACTTTGATCAACCGCCTACGCCCGTGCTCTGGGCGAGGCTTCCCGACTTTGGCAACGATAGCGTCGCCAATGGGCGTGGAGGACGGCGGGGTGAGGCGGCGCAACGCAAATCCGGCAACGGCGTCAGCCACTGCCGTCCCTGCGCAAAACCCCCCAACACACGCGGCTACCCTACGCCCAATCGGACTCTTGGCCGTTGTAGCGCCGTAAGTGAATACGGCACTAGTGAATGCGGCCAGTCCTTGAGTGAGCGGAGAGAAGTCAAAATGAAGAGCCTGAAAGCTCTTGTAGACTACGTTCGATAACGTTAGCCTAGATGGACGGAACATCTCGTCCGGGATCGCTCCCAATGCCATCGGGTGGTCAGCCTCTGGCAAGGGATCAAGCAGTCCTCGTAAGTCAAATGCGTCTATTTTGGATTGCTTATGTACTATGCGTGTTCGTCCAGGTCGTACCATCCTGGACGGGTGCCGAGCACCAATGGGCAGCACTTTCGGGTGCTTAGGGCACCAACATTATGACTGACGCAACAGCCCCCCCTCTTGGGGGGGTGCCTCAGCCTGTTGGCTACCCGT